ATCTAAGAGATGCTGATTTACGTGGTGCTGATCTAAGAGGTGCTAATTTATATGAGGCTAATCTAAGAGGTGCTAATTTATATGAGGCTGATCTAAGAGGTGCTAATCTAAGAGGTGCTAATCTAAGAGGTGCTAATCTGTTAGCAAGTGGAAATATGAAGGAATTGAGGACAATGCAAATTGATACTTATAAAATAGGATTTACACTTGATACCTTGCAGATAGGATGCCGAAGACATAAGATAGAAGAGTGGAAAAGCTTTAGTGATGAAGAGATAGCAGAAATGGATGATGGTGCTTTAGAGTGGTGGAATAAATTTAGACCTATTATATTTAATATTGTAGAGGTTTGCTATGAAGATAAATGGAAAGGAAAATTATTAATTGAACTAAGCAAGGAGGATAAATAATGAAACTAGTAATTAGAAAGAAAGATAATTATAATTTTATCTTAGCAGATAAATTAGATGAACCATGATAATCATAAGGGAAGTAAAGAATGAAATACATATTAACCGAAAAAGAATATAGTGATCTACAAAATAACTATGCTATAGCTTGCAATCAAAAAGATAAGATATTTAATCTTGAAGAAATAATTAGCGGTAAAGATGCATGGATTAATGTCATAGAATCAAAGCTTAAAGATAAGGATAGACAAATTAAATCTCTTGAGAGAATACTAATGGCTATTCCTGAGCTAAGCAACTAGGTAAAAAGACCTATAAGGAGCTATGCATGAGAGAAGAAAACAAGAAGATATAAATGATTACTGTACAGAAAGAGATGGTTGGGTTGAGTATTAGCCCTTCTTTAACATAGCCATTTGTCTAACAGCTCTTTCGGGGGTCTGCCTAGCCCACAAAGAATCTAACCCTTGTATTGCAGCTTCTGTATAGTCTTCTTCTTCTAAAGCCGCGATCATCTTTTTAAACTTTAAAAACCCACTCATCCCTAGTTGATACACCATCGAAATAATTACCGCCTGTCTTTGCTCATTTAAATATCTGTACCAGTAGTAATGCTGTATCATATAAGTATCTATGTCTTGTAATCTTGTTCTTAACAGGTCTTCGGCTTCTTCTTTGGTAATATTAGTAAAACCATAGCCCCAAGTGATGTGACCTAAAGTATCAATATAGCCTTCAGATCTAAAGCCTTCTTCTTCCTTAATAAAATTAGTTATAAAACTGTTCCTCATTACTTGGCCATTCCTATTTGTGAAGCTATGTATAAAGCTGAAGCACCAACTAATACTAAAACAAATCTTTTCATTAGTGCAGTAGGAACACCCTCAATAACAGATAGTCTGCCGTCAAGTTTAGCTTGCTTCTCTTTCATATAAGCCATATCTTGCTTCAAGCTGTCGCATTCGTGTTTAGCACATAAAGTTTCTTTTAGGTCTTTTGCCAACTCTTTGACATCTTTAGTTAAAGTACCAATGTTTTGCGTATTCACTTTAGTTGCTTCCACTAAGTGGGCTATTGAAACTTTTAGATCTGTCAGGTCATTATCCATCTATTACTTTTAAACCTTTGCCTTTCAGCTGATTTTTAATATCATTAACTGTGTCTTTAACAACATAGTTAGTTGAGTAGCTTTCTAGCTTCTCTAGTCCATATACTACAAGCCTTGTAGCAAACCTCTCTGCTACTGCTCCCCACGTAACCTTAGCTATCATAGACAGCAGTATCTCTTTTAATAATACGAATGCTATATTAATCATTTGTTACTCCTAATAATCCCATTTTATTTCCTATTGTTTTGTTTTAAGTTTATAAATTCAATAAGTGCCATTTAAAATGACACCTATGAATTTAATAGTTATTCTCTATTCTGCTAATTCTTTAGCAGTAGCTCTAAACTCTTGATATGCTTTATACTCATCTTGTTTAGTATCTTTGTCATTAGTTAATGCAATTTCTGCACCAGCTGAATATTTAGTCGCTATAATTGCTTCTATAATATCACTTCTTGTAGTATTTAATTCTACTTTTGCTTGTAGATATTCAAACCCAACTCTAATATCTTCACTATTTTCATCTTTAATTTCAACTTCTTTAATGTCAAAATTGATTAGTTTCTTACCTTGTAGCAACTCTGTTGCCTCTGGTCTTGTATCTGATTTTACTAACATTTTATACTCCTGGTATCTTGTTTTTTATTTTTAATTGTACAAATATATTCTTAACTTCATAAGTTATATATTTCTTCCAAAGGTTAAATCCATTGCTGAGTTTCACGACTAATAAACTGCCCTTTGTCATATTAAACTAACCTTGCCATACTAAAATGACAAGACCGAGCCGACAAGCGCACCCGAATTACCCGAAGAATACGCCGCATACAGATAGAAAGCACCAGCACCCGAACCATCATCCGCATCACCACCGAGCACCACGACCCTATTCCCTGCAGATTGATAATAGTAATCTGTAATTTTAGTACTTGAACCCGCACCAACCGAAGCAGGGAAGAATCCAGTCCCAACTTGCTCTAAAGTATTTTGCCAACCATTAGCATTTGCCATAGTAATTCCAGCATTCACATAGTCCCCACTAAATACATCATCTGCAAAAGTTGATGGATTATTATTAATAAATGGCACATTATCTTGAATATTAATACCATCTACCCAGTTCCAAATATTTCCAAAGAAGTCTTCAATTCCTCTATAAGACATGAAAGCTAAATCAGCAGCTGCATCATCTGCATCACCTGAATATTCATGATTTCCAGTAGCATTACCAGAAGTATCACTTCTACCATTAATTCCAATATACGAACCATTTGACCAAGCTCCACCTGATAATTGAGTTCTTCCTTGACCGATTGCAGCTTGACTATTAAAAGTTCCAAATTCAACTAGCATTAGCAATTGAACTGCACTAATTAAATTCCAATCTTGTAATGCCCAACCTTGACCAATTGCAGCAGCTTTAGTTCTAAATGAACCTCTAGTCATTGAACCAGCAGGATATACACCACTTGCTGAAATAAGTGTACTTCCACTTACAGATGCACCATAAGCACCAATGTATCTATTTTCAACTTCTACACCAGCTTTTAAAAATGCAGGATGTACGCTATAACCTGATAAGGGCACTAATGAAATTGAGTGTGAGTGAGTAGTTCCCACATAGTTATATTTATAGTAAAACTTAGGTATCTCTACCATTACATTACCATTAGCTCCTGTTAAATCAGCAATTGAACCTGACTCTGTATAGTTTGAATTAATAGAATGTAAATATGCATTTACTGTACCATTTACTGCTAATAAACATCTTCTCATTTTAGATTGGATAGTAGTAAAAGCACTATCTCCAGTTCTTGTATACACGTCCGTAGATTCATTCCAACCTAAACCATAAGCCGTACCAATAGCAATGGCTGCACTTGCTGCTGCATTAGTAGCCGATACACCAGCTGAATTAGCATGACTCTCTGAGTTCGTTGCACTAGTTGCTGCATTACCTGCACTAGTTGCTGACTGTCCTGCTGATGTAGAAGAGTTATTAGAATATGTTAATGCATTTGCTTCACTAGTACTAGCATTGCTTTCTGATGTACTTGCGTTACTCTCAGAAGTACTAGCATTGCTTTCTGATGCACTAGCATCATTCTTGAATACTTCTGCTGCATCTCTAGCATCTTCAGCAAGGTTCATATAATGAACAGTAGAGTAAGCGTAATCTCCATTTGATAATTGAAACTGAGCTGATGTATTTGTTGCCAACAGTTGACAGTCTGTAGCTTTAGCAGAAGCCAATCCTACTTGTTCTGTTGCAGTTGAGGCAGAAGTACTAGCTTCACTAGCTTTAGTTGTTGCTATACCTGCTTGAGCTAAGGCTACATCTTCTGAGCTTCCAGCATTAGATTCACTAGTAGCTGAATCATCTCTATATCCCTCTGCTGTATCTCTAGCTTCTCTTGCTACTGCTATTGCATTAGCTAAGCTGGTTTCAGTTACACCTCTAGTAATATTTACTTCCATTCTAAGTCCTTACTTTCTTATCTATATGCATTCTTCCAGAAAGTAATTTATCATATGTACCATCTGTAGTCTTTGTTGTATATACAACATACTCTTCTAAGTTCTTAACTAGCTTACCAGTGTTTTCTTTACTGATAGTTAAAGTATACTTATCTGAATCAACAGAGAATTGTAACTTACCTATTGATTCACATTCGAACCAACAAGTATAATCATTCTCTAAATCGTTACCATCAGCATCGTCCATGTTTAAATTAAATAAGTATGGATAACCTGCTTCTATTGAAATATCTGAAATAACCTTTGCCATTAGTAATAATATCCTTGTATAACTTCTGTTTGCTCAACATAACCAAGAGCACTTGTCTTCTTAACCGTCTTAACTCCCTGCATATATTTCTGATCAAAGTATTGAGACTTCTGAAAGTTTTCCATATCAGTTTCTTTCTCATATGCTTTACTCATCATAAAATATTTAAGTGTATTCTCATCACCAGATCTAACAGTATCATTAAGGTTCTGATTAGCAGGAATAGCAATATGCTTAATAGATACAGCAACATTAGTTACTGGAGTATTAACATAGATCCTATCATAATCAAGAACAATAATACCATTACTTTCTTCATCTCCAGAAGTATCATCAGGATGTAAAGATCTAACAGTACCATTACTATCTTTAGCAGATATATACCTCAGTATACCATCAACATTATATTCATAAGTACCAGTAAGTAAATTAAGAACTGTAGTCTTAGGCTCTTCTAACCTCTCGCTTGCCATTGCTTTAATACCACCATTGTAGTAATCAAGTAGTTCTGAATCAGACCAATAGTCTCCATCTGTATCTTGAAGTGTATCTCTTGTTTTATGTAGTAAATCTCTAACTGTCATTTATATCCTTTCTATAAACTTAATAAGACCCTCCGAAGAGAGTCCTATAAATCAATAATTACTATACAGTAATATCGAATTTGATTGCTCCGTGAGAACCTGCATTACTAACACCGTCATTAAACACTGCTAATTCAACACCTCTAATAGAACCAATCATGTAACTGTTTTGGTTACCATGATCAAATGCTTCTTCACCATAGATTACTTCATTTGAGTAAGCTAAGAATGCTGCTTGAGCACCCATTAATACTGGAGAACCAGCTGCAAAACCTGAATGTGAATGAATAACAACATTGTCATACTCACCTAAAGCACCAGTGAATAATCTATTGTCTCCACCTCTTTTACCTGCATTAGCTTGAACAGTCTTCCAATCAGCAGATTGTTTAAGACCAACAGCATCATCTGGATTCATTCCAAGAATAAATACTTCTTCACCATTAGCCATAGAAATAGGTCTAATCTTCTTAGTAGATCCTGAAGGGAACATTGCTTCTTTTTTCATTAATACGATATCGTCTAATGCAATTTGTCCAGAAGCTTCAACTGAAGCAGAAATATCTACTACATCAGCACCATTGATAGCTGTAAAGATTGCAGCATCTTCATTTCTTGCCATCCAATCAGTTAATTGACCTTTAGCTTGATTTCTTAAATTAAATGCAACTCTTTGCTCATCTAACTTACCAGCGATTCTTACACCATTTCTGATTTGACCGATAGCTACACCTTGGTCATAGAAAGTCATAGACTCTTCATTACCTGAACCAACACCTTCAAGTGCAGTATAAGTTAATGGGTTATTACCAGTAACTCCAGAACCACTTAATGTACCAGCAAGACCAAACCTAATTGTATCTCCAGCAGACTTTTCTAATTCTCTTTTTACTTGGATAGGAGAGTTTTCATCCGTACCTTTAAACTTACCAAAGAATGTTTGTTCTTGGTATTTCTTATATAAACCAGCTTCCCATTGAGTTTGACTTAATCCGTGTGATGTTAATATTGATGTGTTTGCCATTTTAATTCCTTATAGCTTTTATTGACCAAAGATAGAAGCAAAGCCATCATCAGATTCTTGAGACTTAGTTGAACTAGAGCTACCACCCATCTTATTGATGTTAGGCACGCCATCTTTCTTCTGTTTAGTCTCAAGTCCCATCTCTTTAATAAGCTCAGCTTTTATGCTGTCTCTTAGAGTCTGACTATCTACTTCTTTCTTCTTTGTCTTATTCGTTAAATACTCGTATGCAGTCTTATAAGGTTCAGCACTACTATTGAACTCTTGATTGAACTCAGCATCAGTAGCTACAGCCTCTTGTAAGGCTTCTGGATTAACTGTCTTCCAATAGTTATCAACAGTATTAGCATAAACAGTTTCCTGAATTTGCATTGCCTGAATCTTCATTGTATTCTGCATCTCTTTAAACTTAGCTTCTGGGTCATCCCAAAAGTCATCAGTAGTATCGTCATTATCTGTAGTGTCTTCACTAGCTTCTTCTTTGGCTTTAGACATTTCTCGTAGCTCATTGATATACTTATCTTTATCAGCCATTCGTTTTTCCATACCTTCAATCTGCTTTTGTAGATCACTTAACCTTGAATCATCTGCTGTTTCTGTGTTTGCAGTATCATCCATCCCTGTTGCATCTGTGGTAGCATCAGAGTTTGGTTCTTCAGAACCTTGTACAAGACTCTCATCTTCATTTGGTGTATTTAGTGATGCTTCCGTTGCAGGTGTGGCATCATCAGGAATACCCATTCCTAATTCCTCAATATAATTCCTCATATTAGAATATCCTTCTGTGTTAGATATGCTTCGTTTAATGTCCAGCTCGACATAGGACTATAGTCCCATACCTTCTTTAGCTTTAGCTACTTCTTTGTCTACTGCTCTTGCTGTTTGAGTCTGAACAATCACTGACTGTTGTTGTTGTACTTGACCACCAAGTTGTTGTATTTGTTGTTGTAGTTGTTCAATGTATCCACCAGCTTGTTGTAATTGAGCCTGAAGATCATTCTGTGCTTTAATATCATCAGCTAATTGATGCTTATCTTTAAGAGCACTATATCTCAATAGTACATCCATTGGAACAGGATTAGCAGTTTGACCTTGAATCTGTAATAGTTGAGCAAACTGTTCTTCTCTCTCATTAAGACTCTTAGGAGCATCTTCAATCATAATATCAACATCTTGATTAGTTAGATCATTCTTCTTAGCTAAGGTATTATCATCTAACAGTACAGTATTGTTTACTGGCATAAATGCATAAGCACCATTAGGTTCAATAACTCTAATCATCTTTTCATCTGTATAGAAGTCAGGAACTAATTTCATAGTAATATCAGCAATATCATATCTAGCTATTCTTAACTTGTTCAATAAAGGAACTAAAGTAGTTTGAGAAGCAGCTATAGACATATTAGCTTTCTTAGCAGATTCATATTGACTTGATTGACCTACAAATGCACCATTGATACCAGCAACACCTAATATCTCAGACTTAGCTAATTCTAATAACTGAATATGTGATCCAGCTAGTGGAGTATTATCAATAACTTGAACTCTACCTTCAGCTAATGCACCATCTTGTAACTTAGTAATACCATCAGGTTTAGCAAGAGTCTTCTTAGCTTCATTCCAATCAACAAATGCATTCTCTTCAGCTAATACTTGTTTAGCATTTAAATAATGTAATGCTTTAGAGTGTCTCTTGTTAACTTCTGTTTGAGCATCTACCATATTCTTAACTAACCCATATGGAGTATTGTTAATATCTCTTTCTATAGTATATTGTACAAAAGGAAATTTATCTAAAGTATATGGTTCTTTCTTAAAATAAAGTATTTGTCCTCTAACCCAGATAACAGTAGTAATAGCACCATTCTCATCTCTATACCAAGAATTAATTAATCTAGGTCTAGTTCTATCACCCTTCTCATACCACATATTCTCTTCACTTGAAGATATGAAATAATCACTATCACTTGAAGTATGTTCTCTATATTTAGGGAAAGATTGCTTAACAATATCTTCATCTGTAAATACAGCCCTATGTATTCTTCTACAGTCAGACATATCATCTTTCTTAGACATTGCATCAATAAACATATCCCTATAGTCAACATGAGAATGTCTTAAATCAATAAACTCACTACCATCCAATTCAGGATATACATACATCCATCCTCTACCAGCAACAAATGCATCTTTAACTACAGAATCTAACTCATCATCAGTATTGCTTGAATATTGAATATAATCATATAAACTTGTCTTAACTTGAGCTATCTGTTGATCATCAAGAGTTCTACCAGCCATAGTTATCTTAGGTCTATTCTGTCTTTCTGAACCAATAATAGAATCTATTGCAGGCTTAATATGATTAAATGTAATTACAGCTTGACCTCTATCTCTCAATGCTGATTGTTCTTCAGAAGTCCATTGTGCTCCATGATAGAACTGATACCAAGAAGTAGAATTATCTCTCCATTCTTGATCCCAAGTAGAGTCATCTGAAAACCATCTTTCTAATGGTTCAAGTACTGAATTTGAATTAAGCTTACTAGCTTTCTTATCTGTGTTTGTCATCATGATCCTTATTTTTCAATCTTAATATATTCAATCTTAATCTTTTCTTAAAGTATTTTCCAGTCTGCTGAGACATCTTTCTTGAAGTATTTAGCCCAAGGATCAATTACCGTATTACTCGATGAAACCATATCTCTTGGATACTTTACTTGACCAATAAAGAAAGATAGACAATCAGAAATATCATCATGTGGAGTTCTAGTAAATAGCATTAACTCTCTTTCTAAATCCTGAATACCTTGATCTTGCTTACTAATATGATAAATTCTACCACTCTCATATAAGGGCTGTAGTTGTTCAATTCTACCTTCTTTTGACCCTTTATGACTATAGATTTCTCTCAATGGATACTTAACATTATTGTCTTGCATATACTTCTTAATCTCTAAATACATAGCTCTTTGAGCAGCAATAGTTTCTATCCAAGTAACCTTAGGTTGATACTTCTTCATTAAATTAATCAATAGCTTCCTATTGTCTTGTGGAGTACCACGATTAGCAAATACCTTAACAACATACCAGTTCTCTTTAGAGTCAGTAGCCAATACAATTAATGCACTCTTATCTACTTTTTTGATCTTGGTTCTACCACTTGGAGGCATAGCAGGATCATAAGCAATATAATAATTACATCCTTCAGGAACATCTTTATTCTCAATGTGCTGAAAGTATTCATGCTTGAATGTTAATTCATCATCAGCAACCATAGGATTATTATGCATTTCACTATAAAATACACTCATCTTACCTAGCTCTTGATACATTCTTTTTGCCTTCTCATATTCACTCTTAGGAAGCAACATAGGAGCAATCATATCACCATCTTCATTAACAGCTTCATACTTAGCACTAGTCCATTCTGGATTGGTTAATATTCTATGTAAACAACTCATATCTCTTAATATAGTACCTACATAGCAAACATCATATATACCTCTCTTATTAACAGAAGGTAATACATCAGTAAGAATGAAGTGTAATACTGAATCAGTTCCAGCAGTTTCATTAGTTTCAATATCATCCAATACGATCATATCAGGTCTAGTATCTTTATGTAGTAAACCCCTCATTGATTGTCCAGCACCTTTAGCTACAACTCTAATACCAGTACTAGTAGTAAAATCTGTCTTAGCCCAATCAATACTTTTAAACTCACCAGTTTGTGTAAAGTCTCTCTTTAACTTAGCATTAAATTCTAACTCATTCCTAATACGAATAACGAAATCTTTAGCTTTATCTTCTGAATCAGATACAATAACAATAAACTTTCTTTCCTGAAAGACAATACGATATAAAGCCAACAGGAATGTAATAACTGTACTCTTTGCATGTCCTCTAGGATAAGCAACAGCTTTCAACTTATTATCACTATTCATTAATGCTAACATATCAGTATGTATTACTGGATGCTTACTAGGAAAGTGATCATTGAAGTAAGTCTGTCCAAATAACATTACAGCCTCAGCTTTATCTCTATTTCCTTGAGCATTAATAGCTTTAGTTCCAGACTGATTAGCCCAGAAGTTCTCAGTGAATATTGCACTACCTTCTTGTTCAGGTTTACACTTACTTAGATTCGACAACTTCTAATACCTCAATGTCTATAGCATCTTGATTAGCAGCAGTATGTAGTTTCTTCTGCATAGATCTTAACTCAGTAACAAAATCATCTTTAGATTGTTTAACCTCAACCTTAACATTAATATCTTCCTGAAAAGAAGGCATATGTTCTAACATTACCTTAGATGCAGCAACTCTATCTCTAGGTGATACATCATAATTAACAGCCATACCATATAGATTCTCATACAATGCATGTTTCTTATCAAGGAAACTAATCCACCAAGTCTTATGACTCTGTTCAAATAGTTCTTTACATACTTTAGTTCTTTCAATCTGACTAATTTCTTTCTTAACATTAGCTCCAATAACCCTACTGTTACCTGCAGATCTTTCTATAGCTCTAGCATGTCTATCAGGGAATACTTCTTTTAAAGCTTCTCCCTTCTTACTTCCAGATAGAACCATCAGAACATATTCAGCATACTTACCCTTCTCAGGATCTTCAACTACTTTCATAAGTTTTCGTTGAACATGCTTTTCAATCATCATACTAGAATTCCTCTACTAGAATCTTACATATCTTCTCTCTTTCAACTGGGTCAAATGTTCTACTAAGTAACCCCCTAAGCTTTATTTCTCTTCTTTTATGACCTTCATAGTAATTAACTAATTCAACCTTAACTTCCTGAACCGTAGCCCCAGCATTAACAATATTATCTTCATTGATTTTCATCTTACAATTATTTAAGTGTCTAGTTAGACCACCCTTATTCTTCAGTTCTTTATCACAGTATTCACATATAAACATATTAATCCTTTTTAAGAACTATAACCAAAAGTCGTGAATAATGTCAAGGATATGATAAGTGGATGTCCTGCCATTAGACGATAAGACATTAAACACTTAGTCTGAAACAGAGGGAGAAACATG